CGGCACATACCGCGAAGACCAAGCCGCAGAACATTTTAAAAACCACAAATCAAAGGAGAGCAAGAATGACAAAAGATGAAGCAATAGACATAATGATGGAAAGCATTAATGCAGATAACTTAGCGTTAGGCATAAAGGCCGGATTAGATGAAGCAGCACTAAAGTCTCAGATTGAGCAATCACAACCAAGCCTTGGTTTTATGATGTCAAATATCTATGACAAGTTAAAGGCAAAGGGAGCAATTGCTTAATGAAGCTCAAGTTCGGATGGGGTAAGTGGGATAGTTGGGGCATCGGTCTCTTCTACTGCAATTATGATAAGAGTATCTGCCTTGAGTTAGTGCACTGGTATTTCTACGTTGAGGTTTGGACTAAGAAGGACTTCAAGTAATGTGGTCCTGGGTATTAGCAGTAATCGGAGTAGCAGGCATCTACTTCGTAGGCCGCAAGACTATTTGGGGTTGGCTAATACTCTGCGCCAATGAAGTGCTATGGATTACCTACGCAGTGATAACAAAGCAATACGGCTTTATCTTTTCCGCTATTGCCTACGCCGCAGTTTATGTGAAATCATTTATCCACTGGAGAAGGGATGAGGAATAAAATGGATGACAAGTACGCTAAAGAATATACGAAGCTGCACGAGAACCGAAAACAACAGTTCAATCATTATAAAGAGAAAGATGATTGGCACCATGAACCGCTCTCAAATACAACTAAGCCAAAGGTAAAGCCAAAGCCAGACCCTGCTACCGTTGAGGCAGCGTTACGTCTGGAGGAAGAGTTGTGGGCCTCGTAGAGTTTGATTACCACGCAGCTATGACGGAAGGCCATACCTTCAATGAACTAGTTGCGCAGCGTCTTCGTGCAGAAGGTATTGGTTGTACCGTCCCTGAGTTAGAACTTGTCACCTCGGACGCTGATATCAGGCGCCTAACAAAAGAAGAGAAAGACATCATTCTAGATAACGGTTTAGTTCTAGAGGTTAAGTCGCGTAACTTAGGTTTCTCAGAGGACCCATCTGTATTCTGGCAATCTAATCTTTATGTAGATACCTACTCTGGTTACGAAGCCAAAGAGGTCAAGCCCTACGCATATGTGATGGTCAGTCAGAAGTCAGGCAATATGTTGGTTGTTCACTCCAACACTAAGGAACATTGGTTCAAGCACACAACGCAAGACCCGTATCGCAAGATCACCGAGACCTTCTATAAGATTGATAGGAAGCACCTGACTACTTGGGCTTCCTTAGTGGATGAGTTAAAAAGCGGTCGCTGAGAAAAAAGCGTCCTCGGCGTTAAGCCTCGTTAGGAAAGTCTTCTTCTAACTCGTCTTTGTATCCGTGCGTTCTTTCAGCGTGGCAGTTTGCGCACACGAGCTCGCACTTGTCTATCTCAGCCTGAAGGTTCTCAATGGAGAACCCAGAGCGTGCCATATCAGCCACGTTGCCTCGTTTGCCATCAACGATGTGGTCAAACTGCATCACGTAAGGTGGATACGAGATACCGCAATCGGCGCAAGGGTTCGTGCCCTTAACGCCATCAATGTAAGATTTATTACGCCGTCTTATGAGGCGATTATTCTCCGCCGTTTTTTCTTTGATGGCAGGTGCGTTCTTAAAGTAATGTCTGCGAGAGGCTTCTCTTTGCTGGACTTTATCCTTAAATGGCATAGGAGACACCATACACTATGACCATGACCTGTGTTAAGTGTGACCACGAGATGGAATTGGGTGTCTGCACAGTAGACACTTGTAAATGCATTTGCGCATATAAGGTAGACCAATGACAGTCAAAGTTTACGGCCCTTACGAAGATAAGTCCAAGGGTGGTCGCAAGAAGATGACTATCTACAACACAGTAACGAAGAAGTTCAAATCTACTAACGCAGCTCGTTATGAGAAAGAAAAAGAATTAGGCAAGAAGCTTCCTAAGAGCAAGCACGTTGACCACAAAGACAATAACAAGCACAACGAAGGAAAGAAGAACCTCCAGGTAATGGATGCTTCTAAGAACATCGCAAAAGGTAACCAACACAGAAAGAAGAAAAAATAATGACATACGATGAAAACGGTAGATTTAAAGTAGGTGGCGCATACGACCACAGGGGAAGAAAAGTTGGTTACGACGCTGCAGATATGAAGAACGGCATTAGCGATACTAGCAAGGGATACAGCGACAACCCACAGTACCTAGCGCGTGAAAATGACTATTTAAAAAATCACCCAGTAAGTACTGGAAAGTCAGATATGGGTCATCATCAAGGAACAGGCCATGACTCAGACATGGCTAGTAACCACGGAGGACATCGCACTGTGAACGATGTTCGCACAGACATTCGTCACGGACTAAACATTCATAAAGCAAATGGAACAAAAGAGTTTGGTGGGTTGTTATCTGCAGAACGCATTGGGTACAACGCCCGCAAACATCATTACGTAAAGGCCGAACACGAAGCGTTTATGCAGACACCTGCAGGACGAACTAAGGCTGCAAATGATGCACGTGCAGCACAGCCAGCAAAGTCACTTTGGGATTCAGAGCCTAGTGCTCCCGCAAGTAAAGCCGCACCTGCAGTAACTTCAAGTAAAAAGACTCGGACAAAGACAAAGTTGCCAAATGACACCCTTGGTGGAGCTGTTAAGCACGTAATTGGAAAATTGCGTAAAAGATAATGGCAGCATTAGGAACAGCTCAAGCAATGATTGACATTGCTCGCAGAGAAGTCGGCGTAATTGAAGGCCCAAAGGACAACGAGACCAAGTACGGTAAGTTTACAAAGGCTAACTTCCTACCTTGGTGTGGAAGTTTCTGCATGTGGGTAGCTAACGAGGCAAAGGTTAAGATTCCTAATACTGTCTCTACAGTTGCAGGTGCAGCAGCATTTGAAAAGATGGGCACATGGTTTGAAGCAGACTGTGGTCAAACACCTCAACCAGGAGATATCCTGTACTTTGATTTCCCAGGAGATGGTGTCAACCGAATTTCTCACGTAGGTATCTGCTCAGGCATTATTGCCGATGGCGTTGTAGCAACCATTGAAGGAAACACCTCTGGCAAGAAAAAGGGTGACCAACGCAATGGTGGCGAAGTATGCGAGCAGGTTCGTGCCTACAAGCCAAACAAAAAGAAGGTTCTAGTCTCTATCGTAGGTTGGGGCCGTCCTAACTACAAGGGCAACGAGGTCAAAGCTGAGGTGCCCGTCTCACAGGCTCCAGCGTTCCCAGGACCCGTTACGCCAGGAGATACTGGTGCAGACGTCAAGGTTGTACAAGAGGCTCTAGGCCTGCGTGCAGACGGCATATACGGCGATGCCACTAAGAAGGCAGTTATTGCTTTTCAAGACAATCACGACCTAATTGACTCAAATGGCGTGGTTGGACCGAAGACTTGGGCTGAATTGGTCAAACTACTCTAATCAGACATTCCCCAAAAGGCCCCCCTGGATGGTAATCTAGGGGGGTTCTTCTATCTGGGGGTAAGTATGACAACTATCGTTGCTGTTCAATACAAAGACAAATGTGTTATGGCTGCAGATAATCAGGTAACTAGTGAGGGTGGTCGTCGTTACAACCATCCAGATATGAAAAAGATTGCAAAGCGTGGGGCTTTTTTAATTGCAGGAAGTGGCGAAGTTCAACCTTGTGATGTTGTGCAACATATGTGGAACCCACCAAAACTAAGTTTAAAAGACTCTGAAGATATCTATCACTTTATGATTGTTAAAGTTATGCCTTCTCTTCGTAAATGCCTCACTGATAATGGGTATGACTTCAATGAGGGTAAAGAAGGTGGAAAATCAGGGGAAGGTAGGTTTAACTTCCTCATGGCTGTTTCTGGAGAAGTATTTGACATTGCCGATGATTTATCTGTTTGCCGTTCTGAAAGCGGCGTTTATGGAGTTGGCTCTGGTTCGGACTACGCTGTTGGGGCTATACACGCAGGATCTACACCAGAGAAAGCAATTCAGATTGCAGCAAAGCTAGATGTCAATACCTCTGGACCTATCCAGGTTGTTGAGCAGTACAAGTAGTCTGGTACTGTAAAGGCATGAGTAACCGCCAAGATAAGATTGCAATAAACAAAGCTGAACAACAAGATTTCCTAAAAGGAAAAAAACGCACCGCTATTGAAAAACGCTGGGAAGAAGCACAGCTAAGAGCCGCCACAATGCAGTCTGTATTGGGCTATATGGTTGAACAATATGAAGAGCACCGAGACGAACTCTCTGAAGAAGTAGTTGCTCAAACAGAGGAGCAGATTACTCTTCGTCGTACTGAGATTGAGGACTTCTTAATGTCTGAGCAAAAAATATGTCTAGAAGCACTAGAAGAGTACAACGATACCGTCACTAAGATAAACTACGATACAGAGGAGAAAAACGGATGAGGAATCTAATGTCAACATTGAAGAATGTATTGATGCGTATTGTTGCGGTATTTGCAGCAAGCGGTCTTGCAGTAATTGGTGCTGGTGCCGTTGCAGGTATTCCAGTAGCAAAAGCAGTACTAGTTGCTGGTCTGACTGCGGTTGCCGCAGTTGTTGAGAAGTTAGCTCGTGCATTTATGGATGATGGAAAGCTAACACTTGATGAGATTAACTCAGCATTTTCTGTCGTTGATAAGGGCGCAAAGACAGTTGCGGATGTAGAAGTTGAAGAACGTCAAGCAGCAGATAGAGCAACTAAGGTTGGTGGACTTGTAACAACAACAGCAGTTGGTAAAGAAAACTCTAACTAACCACCAGTTTTGTAAAACCCTGAGCCTTTGAACTGAAGGCCAAAAGGGGTGTATACACGTTGAAGAGCGTAGCCACATTTGTTGCAGAAGTATTCGGGTTCTGCGTCATGAATGCTACGCTCTTTTTCGTGCTCTAAATCGCATTGGATGCAGGCGTATTCGTATTTAGGCATCAGAGTTCTCCAAGTGTTTTTCCTCGCACATTCGTGCTAAATCGGGTACTACGTATCTTTTACTACACAGAGCGCAAGTGTAACGTTCCAAGAACTCTTTGGACTCCATCTTCGTATTATGCCCGTACTTATTCTAGGAAAGGGGTAAACTAAACTCATGTTATCTAGTGAGGAATTCAAAGGCGCTATGCCTCAAACTACAAAGTTTGAAGGAGAAAAGCCTCTTGAGATAAGCAGTGCACAGAATAAGTTTGCTGGAGCTACTGCAAGTAAGCCACCAAGCCCAGGGTTTAGCAATTGATAGACACAGCCCACGCACAGCGAGAGTTAACGGCATTAGACCGCTGTGACAAATGTGCTGCACGAGCAATGGTTCGTGCAACATTGTTAACTGGAGAGCTTTACTTCTGTGGACATCACGCACGAGAAACAGGTTACACATTAGTTCAACAGTCAGTTCAAGTCCACGACCCAGAGGGCTTGTTTATATATGCAGATAGGTAACTTATGAGTCATCACAACTTAGGTCGTCAGTTTGACGGAGCAATTGAAACCGCAGAAGACCAACAGCGTCAACGTTTTTCTCGTCCCAGAGAACGCGGCTTTGTTGGTAACGGTTTTTGGTGGGGTTCTTATCCTTATATGACTGGTGCGTTAATGGCTGGCAATCTTTTACAGACAACATCTTCAGGAACTAACACTCCAGGTAACTTAGAGCCCTCTTCAGGAGCTTCAGCAAGTGACTACAGTGGAATGGGCGGAACATCTGCTGGAAGTTACGGAGATTCTGCGGGCGCAGGTGGAGACAGCGGTGGTGGTAGTTACTAATGGAGCCGCAGTTAAACCGACGACCACTTAAAGTTAATAACCGAAAAGGTGTTGAACAAAGATTTGTTTCTACACCGTCAACTTTTAAGTCTGAAACACGTGCTTCAATATTTACTTGGGCAAGTAGAGGACGCGGTGTTCAAGGAGAGTCTGTTAACGCTTCAGGTGATGTTGGTTCAAAACAAATTATTAATAAGCTAAGAAAACCAATGTAACTTCTGCTTTAATTAGTTATTTGAGGGCAATGAGTATTCCGAGGGGAACACTTGAAACTACTTCGTTTATTTTTAGTTTCTGCATTATCTTTAGGTTGGCTTTTTGTTATACCTACAGAAGCTCGTGCAGCAGAAGGATTGACTGCTCAAGTACATAATGTACTTGGTCAGAATGGCTCTCCGTACATACCGCAAGGAAATACCCCAACAATAACTACAAACGTACCCAACATTGACTTTCAATGGGGTAGTGGCAGTGTACTAGGGGGCCCTTCCGAAGACGTTATTGTAAGATTTACTGGGTCTATTCGTAGTAACACAACTCAAGACATATCATTTTTAGCAACAGCAGATGATGGAACTAAGCTCTACCTTGACGGCGCCTTGATAACAAGCGATTGGGTTGATAAAGGTGGCGGAGGAACAACAAGCGCACCAGTAGCATTTACAGCGGGAGTCCCAAAGACCATAGAGTTAATGTACTACGAAAATGGTGGCGGTGCCTGGGTTCAATTGTTATGGGACCAATCTGGGTCAATGCAAGTTATTCCAGCAGAAGCCTTTACTTCACAAGCAGCTCCAGTAGTAAAAACAATAGGTGCCCCAAGAAATTTAACCGTAGTTGATGGGGCAACTGCAACAGTCTTAGATTGGGATGCTCCAGACACTGGTAATACTCAACCAGAAAGATATGCAATAAGTTTCAATTGTTCTGGGTGCAATGGGTGGGGAATTGCTACTGGGAATGTTGGTGGCCCTAATTCTTTAAACACAACAATAACAATTGACCATTCTCTACTTGAAAGCTTAAGGCCAAGTGGAACTGTTTGGTCATTTCATATTAGATCAGATAACGATACCTTGGCGCTATACTCTGAAATATCAAATGTTGTAACACTTAAAATTGGAAAAACTGCAGAAGAAATTGCTGCAGAACAAGCAGCAGCTGAAGCTGCAATTGCAGCCGCTACTGCAGAAGTAGCACGGCTAGCAGAGATAGCACGGTTAGCAGAGGTTGCCAGACTTGCGGAGGTAGCACGTCTTGAAGCAGAAGCGGCAGCTCTTATCGCCGCGCAAGCAGCAGCCGCGCAAGCAGCAGCAGACGCCGAAGCTGCAAGAATAGCGGCAGAGGTTGCAGAAGCAGCAAGACTAGCGGAGATTGCAAGGTTAGCAGAGGTCGCAAGATTAGCGGAGATTGCGAGACTAGCAGAGGTAGCAAGACTTCAAGCAGAAGCAGCAGCGTTGTTAGCAGCACAGCAAGAAGAGGCAAGAATTGCAGCAGCAACTGCTGAGGTAGCACGACTTGCAGAAGTAGCGAGATTAGCAGAAGTTGCAAGACTTGCTGAAGTTGCAAGATTAGCAGAGGTCGCAAGACTTGCTGAGGTTGCAAGATTGGCTGAGGTTGCAAGATTGGCAGAAGTAGCACGACTTGCTGAAGTTGCGAGATTAGCGGAAGCAGAGAGAATTGAAGCTGAAAGAATAGCAGCAGCGACTGAAGCTGCTCGTGTAGCAGCCGAAGCAGAAGCTGCCCGTATAGCCGCCGAGGTTGAAGCTGCAAGAATTGCAGCAGAAGAAGCAGCACAAGCGGAAGCTGACAGAATTGCAGCAGAAGAAGCTGCAAAAGAAGAAGCAAGAATTAAAGCAGAGGCAGAGGCAAAAGCAGAAGCAGAGCGCATAGAGGCAGAGATTGAAGCAGCAAGAATTCAAGCAGAGAAAGAAGCACAAGAAGAAGCAGACCGCATTGCAGCAGAAATTAAAGCAGCAGAAGAAAAAGCAGAAGCTGAAGCAAAGGCAGAGGCTGAGCGCATAGAAGCAGAGCGCATAGCGGAAGAAGAAAGAGCCATTGCAGAAGCAGAAGCAGAGCGTATAGCAGCAGAAAAAGAGGCCATTGCAGAGGCAAAGGCTGAAGCACTTGCAGAAGAAAAAAGAATTGCAGCAGAAAAACTTGCAGAAGAAGAAGCTGCTGAAAAAGCAGAAGCAGAAGCACTGAAGAAAGCTGCCGAAGAAGGTAAACTAACTGAAGAACAAAAAACGGTTATTGCAACTGCTCTTATTGAATCAGTTGCTCCTGGTGAAGTACTTTCCGCATCTGCAATACAAGAAGCAGGAATTGAATACAAAGACTTGCCTGCAGAAACTCCCGTTGATGTGCGTACCGACGAAAACGGTAATGCAGTTGTAATCACCGCTGAAGTTGCTGCGCAAATTGAGTTGTTGGAAAATCCTGGAGAACTATTGGCAACAGCCTTTTCAGACCCAGGCGCAGCATTGGCAGCTCTTGGAAGTATTGGCGCAGATATGTCAGAAGAAGAACGTGAAGAAGCAACTGACATGGTTGTGGCAACAGTTGTTGCTGCAGGTGCTGCTATGAACGCAGTCGGTGCTGCAACAGGCTCTACTGGAGGTTCAACTTCTGGTGGAAGTAGTGGGGGCGGAAATTCTGGTGGTGGAGGCTCATCAGGTGAGAGCAAAGGCGTAAGGAGACGTAAGTCATGAAAGTGCTAAAAGATATGATTGACCAACTCTGGACATTACTTGGCATGTTTATTGCTTGGGTAGTTCTAGATGGTTCTGCAAAAACAATTGTTGGTTATGCAATTATTGCAACATTAGTTGCATGGGCTATTACGTATCCACTGCGTAACCGCGAAGAATAAGAGACTATTGTCTCTGAGTAGGGCACTCAGTAAGGAGAACCATGGATATAAACACACTTAAGGCTGCAGGAGCTACTTGGCTGCGTGCAAGTCTTGCTGCTGTTGCAGCGCTCTATATGAGCGGAATTTCAGACCCAAAGACTTTGGCAAATGCTTTTGTTGCAGGTCTTCTCGGTCCAGCAGCAAAGTTTGTAAACCCAAAAGACCCATCATACGGCTTCGGCTCAAAGAAGTAATTTAGAGGAGTAGCACCAGTGACAAACACTTTTATGACTTTAGGTATTGTCGCTGGTGCTCTCATTAGTGTGGGGGTGCTCTTGAGTCCAATATACAAACGAGTAAAACGTTGGGCTCAATGGATGGAGCGTTTCATGCGCGATTGGGAAGGCGAAGAAGAGTCGCCAGGTCGTGACCGTGTATCAGGTGTGATGGAGCGCCTCAACAATGTAGATGGCGAACTAAGTCAGAATGGCGGTTTTACAACCGTAAAAGACCGTGTAGACAGGTTATACGAAAATCAAGTGTTGATAATGGATGCTTTTGATGAGCTAAGTGAACGACTCATCAATATTGAAAATTGCTTAATGAATAACCAAACAGAAGACGAAAAGTAAGGGACTATTAGCACATGGACCTAAGCAAATACAACAAGCCAGTAAACACATCTGGGCCAAGCAACTTCTTTGGTAATGTGTCTGCTCGTGCAACCAGTACAAGCCAAATGGTGTTGTCACATCAGATGGGCTTAGAAGCTGCTCACTACGGTAACGAACTAGGAAAAGATTACGCTTCTCACGTAGGTGGGATTAACTCTGCGCTATCTGCACAAGAGCACGGTCAAACATCTGCGCTATCTGCACAAGAGCATGGGCAAAGACTTAAAGAAACTGCAGCAACTAATCGTCACATAATTAAAAAGACTATTCTTGACCATCACAACGACTTAGAGAAGAGAGCTGTTGACCATCACTTATCAACAGACAAGTTGCGTACAGAGTCTAAATTAAGAATTAGAGAATCAAACAACACTTCTAATAACACAATAAACGAAGCTGGAGTTGCTCACAGGCACGCTGGCGAATTAATTAATCGTATTGCTGCAGCTGGTCAAGGCGGAAAACCAGCTGAATTTTCTGGTAATGGAATTACAGCAAAATTTACTTTAAAGATGCCAGATGCACCTGGAACTAATCCACCACCAACTGTTGCTCCAAGCCAAGCAAAAAAGATGATTCATGTTACGCCAGTAACTCGCACAAATACACCGGCTCCAGCTCCCGCTCCTACAGCAACTGGTGGACCAAAGCCAACAGTAAAGCGTGCACCTAATGGGCGTATGGTTTCTCTTAAAGAAACAACACCTGATGTTGCGCCAGCTAAGAAGGCAACTGCAAAGAAGGTAGCTCCTACTAAAGGACAACCAACAGTGACTCGTGATAAAACAACTGGTCGCATCGTTGGTATTAAGAAGAAGTAATGGCTACAAAGAAAAAGGCTCACGCTAAGAAGTCAACTCCTGCATGGACTCGCAAAGAGGGTAAGAACCCTGAAGGCGGATTAAATGCTAAAGGTAGAGCTTCTGCAAAAGCACAAGGGCATAACCTAAAGCCACCAGTATCAGCAGACCAAGCAAAGAAATCTCCCAAGTCTGCAGCACGTCGTAAATCTTTCTGCGCTAGGATGGGCGGTATGCCTGGTCCTATGAAGGACGAAAAAGGAAGACCAACAAGAAAGGCCCTCTCACTTCGTAAGTGGGATTGTTAACTAAGGAGTAGAACAATGACAGCATGCGCTAACTGCACTAACGATTCAGTTTGGATTTATGAGATTACATCTTCTCATACAATTCCTTACTGCTCTATTCACTTGCCAAAGTTTCTCAATGCCCGTAAAAACGCTGGTTTACTAAAGCGTTCTGATGAAATGGTTCAAGAACAGTCTGATGCATTTGAGGCTTTAGCAACAAAGTCTTCTAAGAAGTCTTCAAAAGCGCCAGTTGAAGAACCAGCAGTTGTTGAAGAAGAACCAACTACACCTGAAGAATAATGCCTGTCATTCGCAAATTTGCGGTACAGGGTCACGCAATACCTTCAATAGTGCACGAACCTAGAGGACCTTTTCCTCCAGAAGTGTTAGCTGAACCAGAAATGACGATTGACCCTAGTCATTCAGACTCTTTACACGTTGGATTAGACAACATCAGATTCTTTAAGTGTCGTCATTGTGACGCCATCTTAGTTCAAGAAGACCTTGATGACCACATCTGTGAGGAATAAACGCTGACATTAAGTCAATAGTCTTGGATACTATCTTTAAGGTTCCCCTAAGCGCATGGGGAAAGTACACACCTCTCTAGAGAAAGTAGATATCATGGCAGTAAATAACGCAGGAGCTCAATTAGACTCCGCAGGAGAAATTGCAATTGATTTTGTATGGGGCAACTTTGCTCCACAACCAAACGATTCTCGCACAACTCGTTTAAACCTAGCACTTGGAGACCACATCAACCTAGAATCAGGTTGGAATGGATACCCACAGTACACACCAAACACAGCAGGTTCTGACGTAGCAGGTTCAACTGACTACGTAAAGGTCACTAGCGTTCTTGGTTTCACAACAGCAGATGCAGCAGACGTATTGGCAGACAACGGCCTTACAGTTACAACTGCATCAGCAGCAACTAACGCTGCTTCAACAATCACAGCAGTCGCACGCACAGGTACAACAGCAACAATCACCTCATCAGGTGCTGGCGCTAAGTACCCAGTTGGAACAAAGATTGTAGTTTCATCTCTTGCATCTCCAGATACCGCACTAAACGGTACCTACACAGTTACAGCAGTTGCTACAAACACTGTTTCTTACACAACCACAACTTCAGGAGCACTATCAACATCAGGACTCACAGTTGCTGGCCTTGTTGGTCTTGCTGGAACAATCAAGACACAGTCAATTGCAGGTGGTGCAGCAACAACAGCACCAGGTGCAGCAGTAACAATTACACCTTGGGCAACAGCCTCCTAATTAGGAGTTAATCTATGGTACGTCCTACAGGCGGAAGCAGCTCTTCTCGGAGGGCTGCTCCGTCTGCTCAGGAAATGATGAATGCAATAGGCCGAGATATTTTCGGTGATGATTTTCAAGGCGGAGTAACCGCATCTTCTAAAGGTTCTTTTAACAGAATTTCTGACATCATGTTTGATGATGACCAGTCAATGGATTACTACAATCCCACTAACTACGGTAACTGGGCTGGTGAGAAATACCAAACAGCCGATGGACTTGCTCCTGGACGTAGTGTCTACGAAATTATTGACTTCAATCAGAACATGAATGCAGACCAGTTAGACAACCCTGCTAACTGGAGAATACCTGGATTTCAACCAGATGAGATGGAAGATACATCTCCAGCTGACATCACAGTAGTTCCAACCTCTACTACTAATCCAGAACGACCAAGAACAGTTGCTGCTGGTTACGATGAGGATGAAGAAAAACTTACAGTTATTTTCCGTGATGGAACCTTCTACAACTATTACGAAGTTACAGGCGGTGAGTGGGCTGCGTTTAAAGCCAACCGCTCTAAGGGAGCTATTATTGCTCGTATGCTTGACTTCAAGCCTCGTGGTCCAGCAGATGTTTCAAGCCTGTCTAAGAAAGCACAGCAAGCGTTCTACCGCTATAGTCGTGGTGCTCAAGTTGCTGTAAAAGGAAAAGTTCCAGGACAGACTAAAACTATGTACAAAACAATTGCTCAAAGCAAACGCGGTAAAAACCCATCTACAGGTGGAAAAAACCCAAGAGGAAGATAAATGCCAAAGGTACACAACATCGGACCAAAACACTTCGTACAACTAATTGATTTACCTGTTATCTGGGGAAAAAAGTTTGTTGTTCGTGGATGGACTCAAGAGATAGAAGAACCGTTTAGAACTTCTGAACCCTTTTTAGTAAGATTACCTAAGTACAAAGCACTAGCCTTCGGCAAGTGGACTGGCTTTAAAACTGAAGAAGACGCACTTAAATCGGCACTCAACACACGGGAAGTAACATATGATGATTTTACGGAAGAAGCGGGATGGACAGCCCCAGACTCGGATAGAGAAGCGAGTCTCAAAGATATCAACGCCAGACTTGATTCTGTGGATGGAGCAGTCCATGTACACGATTGGCAAACTTATTACAGAATGGCAGAAGAGTCACAACAAAAACCTTCTTGATGAAGTTGTACTGGGAACTGAAGTTTTCAATGCAATTGCTAAAGAGTTAAAGAAACGTGCGTAGTGTGTGCTACGATTTGCTTGCTTCACCTCTCTCCTGGTCTGGCGATGGCCCACAGCAATGTGGGTCTAGTCAATTAATGAGGAAAAATGCCTATTGATTTTGATGACCAAAAGTTTGAGGAAATTAATCCTGAGTTTTATATGCAGGAAGAAGACCCTGAGCAGATAGAGCTTGAAAAAGAAGAAGAGCTTGATGAGCTCTCTCAACAGTTTGTAGACAAGCTAATTGACAAGATGATGGACTTTTTAAAAGTTCTAGTAGGACATGACCTGCACCCGTACCAAAAGCCTTTAGCACGTCGCATTATGGAGTCAGTGATTATCAACGATGCTGAAGAGATAACCGCTCTCGCTGCACGTCAGTCAGGTAAATCAGAGACGGTTGCTGACACTGTAGTTACTCTAATGATTTTGTTACCTCGGTTAGCAAAACTATACCCAGAACTACTTGGTAAGTTCAAAGACGGTGTGTGGGTTGGTTTATTTGCTCCAACAGAAGGACAGGCAGAAACACTCTTTGGTCGTGCAGTAACGCGTCTTACCTCTGAGCGTGCGTTAGAGATTTTAAACGATGTTGAAATTGATGATAAAGCAGCACGTGTTGGTGGAGTAACAAGAATGATTAAACTTACTAACTCTGGTTCAAGCATCACGATGATGACAGCTAACCCACGTGCAAAGATTGAATCTAAGTCTTTCCACCTTATCGTTATTGATGAGTGTCAAGAAGCAGATGACTTTGTTGTATCTAAGTCAATCTCTCCAATGCTTGCCTACTACGCAGGAACAATGGTAAAGACAGGTACTCCAACAACAAGTAAGAACAACTTTTATAAAGCTATTCAGTTAAACCGCAGACGACAGACTACTCGCGGTAACAGGCAAAACCATTACCAGTGGGACTGGAAAGAAGTTATTAAGTACAACAAGAACTACGAACGCTCAATTAAAAAAGAGATGTTACGTATCGGTGAAGACTCTGATGAGTTCCAAATGTCATACAACTGTAAGTGGCTACTTGAACGAGGAATGTTCATTACCTCATCTAAGATGGATGAGCTTGGCGATACTTCACAGGAGTTAGTTAAGTCTTGGCATAAGACACCTTGTGTTGTAGGTATTGACCCTGCACGTAAAACTGACTCAACTGTTGTAACAGTTGTTTGGGTTGATTGGGATAGACCGGATGAGTTTGGTTATTTTGACCACCGTATCCTTAACTGGTTAGAACTACAGGGCGATGACTGGGAAGAACAGTATTTTCAAATCGTTAACTTTTTAGAGAACTACGACGTACTTGCAGTCGGTGTAGATGCAAACGGTGTAGGAGATGCAGTAGCGCAACGTTTAAAGCTCCTTTTGCCAAGAGCTGAAGTTATGCCTGTAACATCAAGCCCAAGTGAGCAATCTAAACGATGGAAACATCTACAAGCACTACTTCAACGAGAAATGATTTCCTGGCCTGCTCATGCCAAGACAAGAAGATTACGTACCTGGAAACGCTTTTATCAGCAGATGACTGATGCTGAAGTTCAGTTCAAAGGACCTAACTTTATGGTTGCTGCCCCTGATGAAAGCTATGCTCACGATGACTTTGTTGACTCTTTGTCTATTGCCTGTTCTTTAACTCAGGACTTAGTAATGCCAGAAGTTGTTTCTTCTTCAAATCCTTTCTTCGGTTAACCACACAGGCCCTTTAAAAAGCGAGAAACTATTACCTGGAATGGCCTTCCATATACAACCTTAAGGAGTCTTACTATGGGATTATCCCCAGCACCGCAGTTCCCAGAGCGTGCACCAAATGTGTACGAGCTAAAAGAATCAGGTAATGCAACACGTCGTGGACCACTTCGCTTTGAAGAAGGTATTGCGACAGACACAGATGTACCAAATGATTTTCAGAAGGGCATGATGCAGGGTTACACTCCTGCGCCAGGTCGTCCTAACCACAATGCAAACGTATTCTTAAAGCCAGCTGCAGAAACTCTTGCAGAGCGAGCACACGTTGGTTCTGCCTCATGGGTAGAAGCACCAACATTCCTTGGCGAGTTTGCACACGGAACAAACAATGACTATGCAGCTCAAGTAATTGAGACCAAAGTAGTATCAGGCGGACGCTCACAGCGTCAATCTGCAACAGTCGTAAACGACTAATTTAGACAGACGTCGGTATGCCCCCACAGTAGTGTGGGGGCTATCGGGTTATCAGGAGGAGATGTAATGGCAAGTAAGCCAGCAAATGAAAAACTTTATTTGATGATTGTTGCTCAGGCAAAGGCTAAGTATTCTAACTACCCTAATCCTGGAGCAAGTCATTGGGTTCATGAGCGCTACATCCAATCAGGCGGCAAATTTATTGAAACAAATGAACAAACTCGCAAATTAGAAATGCGCAAGAAAAAGCACGCTAGCGATGTTAAGAAGAAGAGTGTTACAGTTGCTTCTAAGAAAAACGACTCTAAGAAAGATAAGAAGAAAGATAAGTAATGTCATATCTTGATTTTTCTCCACCATCGTATAGAGCCGCATCCAGCGATTTAACCATCTCTATTTCTCCCCTCGGATTAGTAGAGTTAGCTGACGAAGAATTTGAAGTACACGGTCCACGTTTAAACCGCTACTCACTTAACTGGGCAATGTACCTTGGTCACCACTGGGGCTATCGCCGTGAGTCTGGCGAAATGCAAATTGCGGTTAATTACTACCGTGCGTTTAATGACTTTTTATCGCGTTTTGTATTTGGTAAGGGTATTCACTTTCGTTCACCAAAAGCAACGGAAGCAATCATTCCAGACCGCCTAGAACGAATCTGGGAAGTAGACAACGACAAGATGCGTGTTCTACTTGAAATGGGGCAACAAGGCGGAATTACTGGAGACTGTTTTGTAAAGATCGCCTATGAAGAACCTTGGGTAGACTCTGCAGGAGGAAACCACCCAGGTAAAGTTCGTCTTCTTCCTCTTAACTCTTCTTTTGCTTTCCCTGAATTCCACCCGCACGACCGTACTCGTCTACTGCGTTTTAAGCAGAAGTATCGTTTCTGGGGAACATCCCTTGAAGGAACACGTCAAGTATTTACTTACACTGAGATTCTTACAGATGACACAATTGAAGAGTACATCAATGACGAGTTAATTGACTCTCGTCCTAATCCACTTGGGTTAGTTCCTGTTGTACATATACCTAACGTTCCAGTTTCTGGTTCACCTTGGGGTCTCCCAGACGCACACGACATCATCACAATAAACCGCGCTTACAACGAGATATCAACTGACGTAGCAGACATCATTAACTATCACGCTTCTCCTGTGACAGTTATTGTTGGTGCTAAAGCTTCTAACTTAGAAAAAGGAGCAAAGAAGGTTTGGGGCGGTCTTCCAAAAGATGCTCAGGTCTTCAACCTAGAAGGCGGTGCACAAGGTATTGACGGAGCCTTGAAGTACCTAGAACTTCTAAAGCGCTCAATGCACGAACTAATGAACATCCCAGAAACCGCACTGGGTCAAGTTCAGCCTATTTCTAATACCTCTGGTGTTGCACTCTCTATTCAGTACCAGCCATTGATGAACCGTTACTCACAAAAGGTTGCTCAGTACGGTATAGGTATTGAGAAGATTAACGAGCTTGCCCTTCGCACTCTTGCTCTAAAAGAGCCAATGCAGTTTATGTACAACCCCGATGAAGACGGCCCAATCAAAGAAGGTCAGTTAACACAACTTGATTTTACAGACCCAATTACTTTCCAAAACTCTGTTCAGTTCCCTCAACCTCTTCCTCTTGATAAGTTGATTATCTTGAATGAGATTCAAACCAAGATTGGTATGGGTCTAGAGTCTAAAGAAGGTGCTTTACGTACACTTGGCGAGGAATTCCCAGAAGAGAAACTACAAGAGATTCGTCAAGAACTCATCTCCGATGCTGGTGCGGATGGAGCTTTGCAACTAGTGAAGATTCAAATCCAGAAAGCAATTATGGATATGACTGGCATGATGCCAGGACCTGATGGAAACTCTGCTATCCCTATGCAACCTACCGAACTTGGTGACGGAGACTTAATGGGAGATGGCATTGAGGGTCCTCCAAGTGAGGACGCTATTAACGACCCAACTCAGCAGCAAATGATGGGAATTGAAAAGAGCCAAGAAGCTGCAATTAGAGAAAGACTTGTCACTGAAGCCTACGGAACTAAAATTCCTCAGAGGAGAGCAGTAGACAAGTAAAAAAATAAATAGCAATATAACGAGATTTTTTATCCTAAATGGTATGAAATTGTCTTGTTAAACCCCAATGTGATACGCCGCAAGGCATACGGACAACGACATAAGAAAAACAGGTGATTAATAATGGCCGATAATCAAGAAGTATTTGAAGCAGCAACTGCAGCAGCAGTTGTAGCTCAAGAAGTGAGTGAACCAGTGGACCAGGTTTTTACTGCAGATGACCTTGCAAAGGCTCGTGCGCAGGAAAAGTCTAAGCTGTATCCTCAAATGGAAAAGATGGCTAAGGAACTTGAGGCTTTGAAGAAAGCACAAGAAGACGAGGTCGCACGTAAAGCTGCTCACGAGCAGTCAGTACGTGAGCTAGAAGAACAAGCTAAAAAGTCCAGGGAAGAAGAAGAACTTTCTGCCAAGGAACTCCTCGCTAAGAAGGAGCAAGAATTCATTGTTCAATTAGACAATGAACGTCTTGAAAGAGAAAAAGCTTTTGCTCTTCTGCATAAAGAACAAGAGCTCAACCAACTTACAAATTATCGTGCAACTCGTGTAGAGCAGGAACGTGACAACATTGTTCCTGAACTCATTGACCTTGTTAACGGTAATACGCAAGATGAGGTTGAGGCTAGTATCACGCTATTGCGTGAGAAGTCACAAAGTATTTTGCAGTCTGCTCAAGCAGCCATGCAATCTGCAAAGCAACAAATGGTAGGCGCACGAGTTACAGCGCCTGCATCAGGACCCCTGGATAACAATTCGGAAAACAATTCGTACACGCCTGATTCAATCAGGGATATGTCATTGGCAGATTATGCGAAACAAAGAGCCAAGCTTCTTGGCACTGCAGCCAGCAACCGTGGTCAGGGACTGTTCGGTTAATCCCCCACCAACCAACTACTGAAAGGACTTGACCTAAATGGCAAGTGCAATTACAGGCTCCTCGCAACTAGCGAGTGCTCCAACAGCTTACTCTGGTTCAAACTCATCTTTGAACCAAGCAATTCAAACAATCTGGTCAAAAGAAATTTTGTTCCAGGCAATGCCAATTCTTCGTTTTGAACAGTTTGCAGTAAAGAAGACTGAACTAGGTGTAGCACCTGGTCTTCGCGTGAACTTCCTTCGTTACAAGAACTTCGCAGTAGACCCATCACCTCTTACTGAAGGTGTCCGTATGACAACAAACGCTCTCACAGCAGAGCAGATTGCAATCACAGTTGCAGAACACGGCTACGCAGTAGCAGTTTCTGAACTACTTTTGAATGCATCATTTGATGACGTAATGGCTTCAGCCTCACGTCTTCTTGGTCGTCACATGGCACAGTACCTAGATGTACAAGCACGTAACACACTTTCTGCAGCAACTTCTGCAGTATTTGGTTATGACCGCTCAGGCATCACAGGTGGCGCTTTCACTAACTACGATGAAGGCACAGCTGCAACAGCAATCTCACAGCTTGATGGAAACCACAAGCTAACAACAGGCGCAATCAAGGATGCAGCTCTTACCCTTGCTGGTAAGAACATCCCTCGCTTAGGTGAGACATACGTACAGTTCGTACACCCAAAGCAGTCTCGTGACCTTCGCTCTAACCCAGAGTTCATTGAAGTCACAAAGTACGCTGCTCCAGGTAACTTCATGCTCGGTGAAATCGGTCGTCTATACGACGTAGTTTTCATTGAAACAACACAGATTAAGAAGCTTGCTGCTGGTGGTACATACACCACTTCATCACTTGTTGGTGCACCAGCATCAGCAGGTAGCATTCCTGTTTCTTCTAACACTGCTCCAGGCTCAGGTGGAAACCCAGAGTCTGCAGATTACACAGCTGAAAAGGGTTACCTAACTTCAGCTACAGGTAACTCAGCAGATGTTTACGAATCAATCATGATTGGTGACAACGCATTTGGTCACGCAATCAGCCTTCCAGTTGAACTACGTGACGGTGGCGTTCTTGACTTCGGTCGTGAGCACGCTCTTGCATGGTACGCAATCTGGGGTCTTGGTGTTATCACCGACCAGGCTATCGTCAAGGTTTACACAAACTAAGACTCGCTTTACCGATGTCTGGGGACCCTACTCCTTCCTGGGTCCCCAGCCATCATTAATCAACAACTAACATAGGAGAAATACACCGTGGCAAACACACCAACAAGTCCGTTAGATGCAACAGGACGCGCAGCAGAAACTGCAGCGAAGAAAAACGCAAAAGCATTACAAGAACGCAAAGATGAAATTTCAATTGCGGCACAAGTTGAGGCAGAGAACTTAGAGAATAATGTCTTTGACCCAAAGAAACCAGATGCTCCACTTGTCCTAGATGACATTGAGAACATCGGAGTTACAACAGCGAATGACTCAGTCATCATTCGCACAATTACAGATATTGACGAGATGACATACGGAGTAGGAAACCACTACAGCTTTAAAGCTGGTGTGAAGTACCGCGTCTCTGGTCATCTTGCGAACTACCTAGAAGAGCTCGGATATATTTGGCGGCCTAACTAAGCCTCCAAAAAGTAGTCCGACCCTCAACTGGTTCCCGCCCTCCTCCCAGTTGGGGGTTGGACCTTTTTTATTGCATTATTTTTGAGATGATTGCTTCATACAGCTTTTGGAGGTTACGTGGCTATTCTTACAAGCTTGGCAGGACGATTACGGTCCGAGCTTGGTGACTTCCCTAAATCGTTTGTTTTCCAAGTAACAGCTGATGGAACGTCAACTCGCTACTTAGTTCCGTACTCCCCTCTTGATGGCCTTAACTTAATTGTTACCGTTAATGGCGTAGACGTTTCTACAACCGTAGAAGTTGAAGAAGCAACTGGATACATTGTTTTTGACACCGCTCCTTTGTCAGGTCGGTTGATTGTTGTTGCTGGAAATTACTATCGCTACTTTACCAGCGCTGAAATTGAGCAGTTTGTTACTACAGCTTTTCAACAGCACACCGCAAATCACAACGACTCTTATGGTCGTTCTGTTGCTATCTCAACTCTGCCTACCTTAGAAGAGTACCCAATACTTGTTTATGCTTCTACCTTAGCTCTTTACACCTTAGCTACTGATGCTTCTTTTGACATTGACATTACCGCTCCTGACGGAGTTCAGATTCCTCGTTCTGAACGCTACCGTCAGTTGATGCAGATGATTGAAGTACGTAAGAATCAATACAAAGAGCTCTGTTCACAGCTTGGTATTGGTCTTTACAAGATTGATGTATTCAGTCTACGTCGTATCTCTAAGACAACAAACCACTACGTCCCAATCTACGTACCTCAAGAGATTGATGACAAGGAACCTAAGGAACGCGTCTACATACCGATACCTACTTACGGTGGTATAAAGAAACTAACCTCTGCGTTTACTCAAGATTTGTATGTCTACACTGGAGACAGCTACTCAGTACAGATTCAGTTTGGGTTTGAGGTCAACGGCTATGTTGCTAAATCAGAGATTCGTCCTGCTCCAAATAGCCCAATCTTACTTGCATCTTTTACAACCTCCTACCCCAATGTAGGAGCCGTAGATGGGACTGGGTTACGCACACTGCAGCTAGACTTAACTTCTACACAAACAAAGAAGCTTCCTGGAGTCTGCTATTATGACGTACAGCTAACTGACTCAAATGGGTTGGTACATACCTACGTTACTGGAAAAATCTTCGTAACTGCGCAGGTGACTCAATGATTCAATACGTTCGCCCAAGTGAGTCCGCAGGGACAAATCCAGACGTTGTTCTTATTTCTGCTCCAGCTCCAGGAAGTATCTCTGGAATAAATCCAGTAATAGTTGGGGGACCTGGAAGTCAAGCTCTCGCATATACTCATACCCAGGGAACATCCTTGGCTGTGTGGGTAGTAACGCACAATCTTGGATGGCACCCAAACGTAACCGTTCAGGACTCGGGTGGATCAATCGTTGAAGGTGAAATAGCCTACACGAACACAAACTCCCTTACGATAACTTTTACTGGCGCATTCAGCGGCAAAGCGTATCTGTCTTAAGGAGATGAGATAAATGGCACGTAAGTATTTAACGTCACTAGATTTAACTAAAAACGAGTTGCAAAATGCTCGTATTCAAAACTTAGCAACTGACCCGTCAAGTCCTGTAACAGGTCAGGTTTACTACAACACTGCTTCCAATGAAATGCGTGTTTACAACGGAACCATTTGGGAAGCTGTTGGACTTAACGGTGTTACCGCTGACGCCGCAGAAATTAACATCCTTGATGGCGCAACACTTACCACTACAGAGCTTAACTATGTGGATGGCGTAACCTCTGCTATCCAGACTCAGATTGATACTAAGTCTCCTTCTAACAACCCGACCTTTACGGGAACCGTAACACTTGACACAGGTGTCAACCTTGTATTTGAAGGCGCAACCCCTAACTCATTTGAGCTCACCCTTACCTCTGGTGACCCAACGGCAGACCGCACAGTTACTCTTCCTGACCTAACTACAACCCTTGTAGGTCAAGACACAACAGATACTCTTACAAATAAAACAATTACTTCTCCACTTGTTTCTGGCCTAGCTATTACAGATAGCTCAATAGTATTTGAAGGCTCTACAGCAGATACTAACGAGACAACTCTTACTGTAACTGACCCAACAGCTGACCGCACAATTACTCTTCCTGACTTATCAGGTACCGTAATCCTTACCACAAATAAGGTAACAGATTTAACCGCACCAACTAGCTCGTTTACAATGAACAGCCAGTTAATTACAAACGTAGCCGACCCAGTTAGCGCACAAGATGCTGCAACTAAGAACTACGTAGACTCTGTTGCCCAGGGCCTTGATGTTAAGGCCTCTGTTCGTGCAGCAACTACTGCAGCAGTAAATTTATCTACAGGCCTTGAAAATGGAGATACTCTTGATGGAGTAACTCTTGCTACTGGTGACCGCATCCTTGTTAAGCATCAATCAACTGGTTCTGAAAATGGTATCTATGTAGTTAAAGCCTCTGGAGCCCCAGACCGTGCTTTGGACGCAAACTCTAACGCAGACGTTACTTCGGGAATGTTTACATTCGTAGAACAAGGAACTGTAAACGGAAATAGCGGTTGGGTATTAACAACTGACAACCCTATTACACTAGGAACTACTGCTCTTACTTTTTCACAGTTCTCAGGCGCTGGAACATTCACATCTTCTAATGGCGTACTCCTTACAGGAACTAACTTCACATTTGCCCCATCTACAACAGGTGGTTTACAGACAGATTCTAGCGGCGGAGCAATCAAGCTTGCTACCAACTCAGGTGCTGCAACAGATGCTAACGGATTTGCAATTGGTGCTGGTAACGGTATTACCGTGGGCACTAACACCATCTCTGTTGACGCCACAGTAGTAGCTAGAAAGTACTCACAGACACTTTCTACCTCAGCAACCTCATACACAGTGACCCACAACCTAGGAACACTAGATGTTCATGTTCAAGTTTATGAAGTCGCTACTGGCGAAGAGGTCCTAGTAGATAATGTACGCGCTACAACTTCTACTGTAACACTAGGGTTTGCATCTGCACCAACATCTAACGCCTACAGAGTAGTTATAATCGGATAACATAAATGAGTACAAAAGCATTAGTACCCTTAAACGTACTGGCTAAAGGCAGCGAGCCTGTTGGTCAACGAGCAGGTGACTTATACTTTGATACTACAACATTAAAGTTAAGAATATATGATGGAACACTTTGGATTGACATTGTCGGTACTGGTGGCGCAGGTCAACTTCAAGTAGATGGTGGAAGACCAGCTTCTTTCTACGGTGGAACACCGAATCTAGACGGCGGTTATCCTTCTACACTTACAGGCTCTTATACAGGATCTTATGACGGAGGAGTTTCGTAATGGCAGTTAATATTCTAATACGCAGGGGAACTGCGGCTGAGTGGACCGCGTCAAACCCAATTCTTCTTGAGGCTGAAGTTGGTTTAGAGACTGACACTAAGAAGCTTAAAGTTGGAGACGGACTTACAGTTTGGGCTTCTCTACCTTATATCAACTTAACTCCAGCAGCTGCAGCAAGCACTTACGCGCCAATTGCTAACCCAACATTCACAGGAGTACCTGCAGCACCAACCGCTACTTCTGGCACAAATACTACTCAGGTTGCAACAACTGCTTTTGTTACTGCAGCAGTAAACAGCGTTATTGATTCAGCACCTGGAGCACTTAATACTCTTGACGAGCTTGCAGCAGCACTTGGTGATGATGCTAACTTTGCGGGATCAGTAACAAATAGCCTTGCTCTAAAAGCCCCACTTGCTTCCCCTACATTTACAGGCCTAGTTTCTGGTGTAACTAAGTCTATGGTTGGGTTAGGAAATGTAGACAACACCTCAGATGCTAATAAGCCAATCTCTACTGCAACACAAACGGCGCTTGATTTAAAAGCAACACAAACAGCACTTGAGTTAAAGGCACCTCTTGCTTCACCAACCTTTACTGGCTCAGTTGCCTTTGACACTGGTGTCGCTCTTATCTTTGAAGGTGCTACAGCAGATGGTTTTGAAACCACATTAGCGGTAGCAGATCCTACAGCAGATAGAACCTTAACTCTTCCAAATTCAACAGGAACACTTGCTACACAAGAACATGTAGCCAGTGAATTGGGGACACACACTGCAGATACAACCTCTGTACATGGAATAGCAGATACCGCAGAGCTTGCTACAAAATCATATGCGGACACGTCTGTAAACACACACAGCTCAGATACAACCGATGTGCATGGAATTGCAGATACAGCAAACCTTGCTACAAAAACTTATGCTGACACTGCAGTTTCTACCCATTCTTCAGATACAACCGATGTGCACGGAATTGCAAATACTTCTCTTTTAGCAACAACTACAGATATTACAACACACAGCAATGACACAACAAGTGTGCACGGAATTGCCGATACCGCAGACCTTGCAACTAAATCATATGCTGATACAGCAGCCGCTAACGCAGTCTCTACATCACTTGGTACTCACGAAGCAGATACACTATCCGTACATGGAATAGCAGATACCAGCCTCCTTGTAACAACAACTGGCACACAAACTCTAAGTAACAAGACTATTACCACTCCAGCAGGACTAACAAAGAATGACGTTGGTCTTGGCAACGTAGACAATACTTCAGATTCAAACAAACCAATTTCAACTGCTACACAAACAGCGCTTGATCTTAAGGCAAGTATTTCTGCAATTGCAGAGTTAGCACAGGATGCCGTAAATACAGCAGTTGTTGCTGGTGTAGGACTTGATAAAGTTTATGATGACGAAGCTAATACTATTACTCTTGATATTGATTCAACGGTAGCAACTAAGACCTATGCTGATGGTGCAGTTTCAACACACTCTTCGGATACAACTTCTGTACACGGTATTACAGATACAGCAGAGCTTGCAACAAAGGCATATACTGATAGTGCTGTTTCTACACACACCTCAGACACAACAGCTGTTCATGGGATCACAGATACCAGTCTCCTTGTAACAACAACTGCGTCCCAGACTCTTACAAATAAAACAATTACCACTCCACTTGGGTTAGTTAAATCAGATGTAGGCCTAGGTAACGTAGATAACACAGCAGACGCAAGCAAGCCTGTATCAACAGCGCAACAAACCGCTCTTGATTTAAAAGCCAACCTTTCAGGCCCTACATTTACGGGAACAGTTTCTGGAATTACCAAGTCTATGGTTGGTCTTGGAAACGTTGATGACACAACAGATGCAAATAAGCCAGTATCAACTGCTCAGCAAACAGCGCTTGACCTTAAAGAAACAGTAGCAAATGTTGCTCTCAAGGCCCCACTTGCTTCACCAGCACTTACTGGTGTACCAACTGCTCCAACAGCAGCAGCAGCAACTAACACAACACAGATTGCAACTACTGCTTATGTTCGTGCAGAAGTTGCAGCACTTGTTAATAGTGCAGGAGCAACTCTTGATACTCTTGGAGAAATTGCAACAGCGCTTGGAAATGATGCAAACCTATCTACAACACTAACAACTGCAATTGGACTAAAAGCACCAATAGCATCACCAACTTTTACTGGTACAGTAACAATTCCTTCAGGCGCAAGCATTGCAGGATTTGCACCACTTGCATCGCCAACATTCACTGGTACAAATAACGTAGCAGCACTTACAGCATCAGGTTTAATTACAGCCTCTGCTTCAGGAATTGCATTTACAGACGGAACTCAAACCGTAGAGGGTGTTCCGTCACGTACCCCAATTATTCAAAAGACAGCGTCCTACACTCTCTCAGCATTAACTGAGAGAGATACTTTAATTGAAGTTTCTAGCGCAAGCGGTACAACAATCACTATTCCATTAAACTCAGCAGTAGCCTTTCCAGTCGGAACCTCAATTGATATCCTTCAAACCTCAACAGGCCAAGTAACAATTGCAGGGTCTGGTGGAGTAACCATAAACTCAACACCAGGATTAAAACTTAGAACACAGTGGTCAACTGCAACTCTTTTCAAAAGAGCAGAAAACACCTGGGTTGTTTATGGCGATCTGACAGCGTAATAGGGAATTATAAATGGCTAAGAAGACGGGTAAACGTTCTGCTGCATCTAATGACTTTCTAGAGCCATTAGCGCCAACAGGCGTATCTGCTTCAAATGTTGGAACAGGCAGAGCATTTAACAATGGTGCCGCCACAGTTACGTTTTCTTTACCAGCACTATCCCCTGCCGCTACTTCATTTACTGTAACCTCATCACCTGGCGGATATACAGGAACTGGTGCATCTTCTCCGATTACAGTTGAAGGGTTGCAGTCTGCCACAGCCTACACATTTACCGTAACAGCGACTAACGCTGCTGGAACTTCTCAGGCATCTGCAGCATCAGCTTCTATTACAGCAACAACAGTTCCTGCACAAATGTCTGCACCAACCCCAACAGCTGGAGTTAACCAAAACTCAATTGCTTTCTCAGCAGCAGCAGATGGTGGTAGCGCTATTACCAGCTTTACCGTAACAGGCTCTGATGCTACTACTGGATCAGGTGCTACCTCCCCAATTGTTATTGGAGATACTGCTAACACTTCTCAAACATATACAGTTACAGCTACTAATGCTAACGGAACAAGTGTTCCTTCTCCTGCCTCTGGATCTATTACTACCATAGCCCCATTCTTCCCTCCATTTTTTCCTCCATTCTTCCCATTCTTCCCATTCTTCCCACCCTTCTTCCCACCGTTCTTCCCATTCTTCCCACCTTTCTTCCCACCATTCTTCCCACCATTTTTCCCATTCTTCCCACCTTTCTTCCCATTCTTCCCACCCTTCTTCCCACCGTTCTTCCCTCCAT